CAAGGCGTTTACCATCATCGCGAGGTACTGGATCGCAGCCTCGTCCGAACGAACACCGTCCGGCAGGTAGGGGTTATTCGTACCCATAGTTGAAGTCTCCTATTGCTATTTGATTGCTGTGGTGAACAGGGAGGAGAGGTCAACGCATTGCTGTGCCCGTCCCTGCGCTTTTAATACCTTGTCGGCCGGTGCTTGTACACAGGCGTCGCGAGCTTCGTCCGTGTACACTTCGAAGGCCTTGATGAACGCCGCCCAAGTTTCCGGCGCGGCCCTCGACAAGCGGGCGGCAACAGCTTGGAGCTCGTCCTTGGGTTTCGGAGGCGTGACTGTCACGGCTTCTTACCCACTACGTTCGGGCCGTTCCTCACGACATTCGGCGCAGCCTTGGCGTAGTTGTTGATGGAGGGTCGCTTCTTAACGATATCGTTAAGCGCGCCGCGCCCCGGAAAAATTCGTTGGCCGCCCTTGCCCGCGTGGTGTGTGATTTTCACGTCTCACCTGTAAGGCCGGTCTGCCCAAAACTAGGTATCGCGCCGTCGAAAACCACCTGCGATCCCTTGCCTGTGTTCTGCTTTACGCCTTTCAGCAGCGGCGATTTGGCCCCCGAAGTCGAAGCTCCAAGTTTGGCCTTCGGCATTTTCTTGCTGCCGCCGATCATCAGCGTGGACTTCGACTTCGTGGTTGCCATGTCAGCACTTGTCCTTCGACAGGGCCTTGCGGGCACCGGGCTTGTCGCCGGACATGCCGCCCTTTTTGGCCGGAAACTTCTTCATCTCCGACGCCTTGCCGCCTTTGCCGCCCTTACCGAAGGCGGGGGCCTGCTTACCTTTGAACGGGTTCTTCGCCATGACGCCCGCCTTACTTGCCCGACTTGCCGGGGACGCGGGTGCCGGCAGTCTGCTTGCCGAACATTTTGCCGGAGCCGCCCTTGATGAACTTGGCCCCGCCACCCTTGTCAGCCTTCCCGGAAACGCCCGGGGTCTTGGTGCCGACGCTCTGCTTGCCGAACATCTTGCCGGAGCCGCCCTTGGCGAACGCCGGCTTGCTCGAGCTGATAACCTTGGACTTGCCTGACATATTTGCTCTCTCCTGTTATTGGGGACCACCGGTGATGTTGACCCGCGGGCCCGCGTCTCCAGTGACGTTTCCACCTTTCGGTGCCTGATTGCCTTGAGCCTGCCCCGCTGCGGCCGCGGCCTGCTGCTGAGCCGCCTGCTGGCGTTCCTTGAGCACGTCGTCCGACGGCACAATCTCCGCCCCCGGCATGCCGATGCCTTCCGATACAGTTCTGAGGACCTGCGCACGCCCCTCCGGCCCCATGATGGCCGTGTCGATGGGGTTCGCCGTAATCTGCAAGAACTCGAGCTGGCGGCTACGCTGCGTCTCGCGCTGGATCGCGACCGTCACACCCATGACCCGCACGCTCTCCTCGCCCGTGAGGAGCCCGCTGTTGTCCGTCATCATGATGATGTCGTAGAGCGCCGTCAGCAGCGGATCGAACACGTCGCGGTCAATGTTGGCAGCGACGGCCTGAAGGATTTTCGATGCGTTGCCCATGAGCATGGCGAGGCCCGAGGACGTACGCCCCGCGCCGCCGGCGCTCTGCCCCTGCAGGTACCGCGGGATCGCGCTCATGTCGTCGGCCATGCCGTTGATCTTGTCGTAAACGGCCAGCAGCTCTTGGGCGATGCTGTTCGGCTGGAAGAAGCTGATCGGCACCTGCGACGTCCCGTTGATCGGGTCGTCCTCAAAATGCCAGCGCTTCCACGGATACATGTCGTCGGCGTCCTCGCCGGCGGCCAGCTTGCTGTCGTTGACCATGACCTGAGGCCCTGAGGCGATGGCCATGTTATTCATCAGCGCCCGCAACGTGCTGTTCGCACCCTCTTGGAGGTCAGCGATAATGTCGGTGAGGCCGTTACCTACGGGGGTACCCGGCATCTTCTCGAAGCTGGTGATGAAATAGTTGTGGCGCTTCCGCGGCGACGGCGAGAGCTGAACCTTGATGACGTGCTGGCCGATAAGCCACGCTTGCACCATGTAGTCGCGCAGCCCGTCGGGGATGTACTTCGCGTCCATGCCCTGTTCGAGGAGCATCCGCCCCTGCACGTTACCGTTGAACTCGAGGCACGTGATCATGCCTGAATGGTTCATCAGCGGATTTTCGCGGCTCTCGTTTACGGCGCGCTCGCTGTCGGTGGCGTCCCAATTGTCGCTCAGCCCGCCGCGGCCGTACTCGTCGAGCACCGCCCGTATCTCGGCCTGATCGTAGCCGGGCAAATCCAGCAAATCGTTCAGGTCGGCACGCGATAGACGGCTTCTTTCGATGATCGAGGCATTCTCGATATCGCCTGCGCCCGGGGTCCACCAGATGTCGAAGGGCGATACGCGCTCCCAGAACATCCGCGGACGGGGAGTGCTGATCGCAGTTCCGTTCTCCCAATTAAGAGAAGGAACAATTCGGACGACTGGACCTTTGATGCAAGCGAAGGGGAAGATGGGAAGGTCCGCAATGAACTCGGCCAGCGCTTTATAGAAGCCGCCTTCGACCAAATATTCATCGATCTTGTCCTCCGCGATCTTTGCCTGCGCCGCAGATTTCTTCTTCGCCGCCTGTCGCGCGGCGGTCATCAGCATGTTCAGCCGGTCCCGCATCGCGGTCGGGTCAACCTGCTGGCCGCCCTGCTCCATAGTGGCGACTTCAACCTTCAGCAGCTGCTGGATCGACTGCATGATGTTCGGCGGGATGGCCGGGTCGGGGCCCGGGTCCAAGCCCCACGGGCGGTCGGACTGGAGGTAGACGTCGCGGAGGAGGCTCGAAGCACCGCGGCATTTGGCGGCGCTGATGCGCGCGTAAATTTCGGAGCCCCCGAACCTCTTGATCTCGGCCAACTTGTCCGCACTGTAGACGCCGTTGAAGGTGCGGAGCGCTTCTGAGAGCCGCTCAGACCAGCCGCTTTGGCTGTTCCGATGGTTCTTCATCATCTCGAACTGGGTGCGAATGTAGCCGGCGAGATTGGTCGTGGCGACCTGAGAGAGCTTCAGCTCTTCCTCGGCCTTTCGCTTGTCCTGCAGCTGCCGCGCTTCGATCTTGTCGAGCGCGCCCCCGGGGATGACCCGCAGCATTGTGTTTTGCGATAGTGGATCGACCATTCTTCGCCTATATGCTATTTAGAGCGAACTTACAACTGAAAGGCCCCACCCAATGGGCGACATGTCAATGCCTGCGGACTACCCGACGATCCCGTCCAGTGTGTACGACGACGTGAAGCTTGTAAAGCTCGCGCGCGGAATTGCAATGGGGATGAAGGACCTCCCGGACATCCTGTTTGCCAACGATCTCACCCAGCGCGAGTTCGAGGAGGTTTCCAAGCTCCCCCATTTCAACCGCATCCTCGAGGCCGAACTGCGCTCGTGGGCCAATATCGATAACGCCGAAGACCGGGTCCGCGTCAAGGCGGCGTCCCTGATCGAGGAGTTCCTGCCTGAGCTTTACGCCCGCCTGAATGACCGTGAAGAGAACTTGATGGGCAAGGTGAAGGCGCTGGAGCTGGCGTCGAAGTGGGCCCGGCTGGGTCAGACCGAGGCCCCGCAGCAGGGGCACCCCGGTGACCGGGTCCAAGTGATCATCAACCTTGGCGCTGACAACAAGCTGGTCTACGACAAGCAGTTACCCCCGCAGGTAATTGAGCACGAGCCCGCAGTGGTCAACGCCCCACCCCTCCAGCAGTCATTCGAAGAAAGCATCGATGCTTCTCCAGCCAATTAAGTTCGACGCGCCGCCCACAGTCGCAGCCTTCATGAAGAGCGCCAGCTTCGGGCGCTTGATCGCCGGCCCCGTCGGCTCCGGCAAGACCACCGGCTGTATCTTCGAGCTGTTCCGGAAGGCCCTTGAGCAAGACCGCGCGCCCGACGGCTACCGCTACACGCGCTTCGCCGTTGTCCGGCAGACGCTCAAGCAGCTGAAGGACACCGTCCTCAAAGATATCATGAGCTGGCTGGGCGGTGTCGCCCGTTACAAGGTGCAGGACAATGTCGTCATCATCGAATTCGCGGACGTCGTGTCAGAGTGGCTACTGCTCCCACTGGAAGACGCAGAGGACCAGCGGCGGCTACTCTCCATGCAGCTTACCGGCGCGTGGATGTCTGAATGTATCGAAATGGATGTTAATCTTGTCGCTGGTATCGCCGGTCGATGCGGGCGATATCCATCTGGCGCTCGCGGTACTCCGAGCTGGTTCGGAATTATAGCCGACACGAACATGCCGTCGGAGGGCTCCGACTGGCACAAATTCATGGACATCGAGCAGCCCAAGGACTGGGAGATTTACATCCAGCCCGGTGGCCTCGAAGAGTATGCCGAGAACCTTGCATGGCTGACGCAGACCGCGGAAACGATGAAGCTCGACGTCGACGACCCGGTTCGACTAGCACAAGGGAGGGTCTACTATGAACGCCTCGCACGAAGCGCAAATCCTGACTGGATCAAGCGCTACGTCCATGCGCAGTTTGGGAACGATCCTTCCGGTACTGCTGTCTTCCGCGAAAGCTTCAAATCATCTTTCCATGTTGCAGACGGCCTTATCCCGAATACATTCGCTCCTCTTATCATCGGGCAGGACTTCGGAAGAGACCCTTGCTCTGTTATCACTCAAATGGATGCTCGCGGCCGACTACTCGTGCTTGAAGAAGTCATTGCCGAGGACATAGGCTTGCAGGGGCACATCGAGCAAAATCTCCGCCCGGTGCTCATGAAGCCCTGCTACATGGGCATCCCGATCATCATGATCGGCGACCCGTCGGGCGTCTCGAAGAGCTCGATCTACGAAGAGAGCACGTTCGACGTGCTCAAGCGCATGGGCTTCAAGGCGCTGCCGGCCCCCACCAACGATCTCGACCCCAGACTAAGAGCTGTAGAAGCATGGCTGCTCAAGCAGCAGGGCGGTGCAGGTGCAATGCTTCTGGACAGGCTGCTATGCCCGACGATCATCCGAGGTCTGGCAGGCGGTTACCGCTACGCAAAAACGCGTAACGGCACTCGGAAGCCTCTTCCGGACAAGAACCAGTACTCGCACCCGATTGACGCTCTGCAGTACGCCTGTCTCGTTGCGCATGGGCAGATGAACGGAGTAATCGGTCGGGTGCTTGGCTCTCGTCACAGACCAGAACGCCGGCGGGTAACTGCGGCCGGGTGGACTTGATAGGATCGTCTCCGGTGTGCGGCTTGACGTTCACCAGTGGCGGCGCATGCGGCGCGCGCATCTTCACTCCACGGGCCTTCATGGCCCGCCTGATTGTCTGGCGGTGGTATCCGTAGAGCATCTCCAGATCAGAAACACGCGCGCCCCATCGGTAGAGATCGATAATCTCGTAAAGGTCTCTACCTTTGAGGCGCGCAGTTCCTGACATCAGGGCCTCACGATCTTCGGGCCGTTGACCGCTCTCTTGGCAGCTTCCATCGCTTGGATGGTTTCGCTTTCGATGTTGCCGAGGATGTAAGCCTCGATGTCCTGTGCCATCGCGAGCAGCGTCAGATGGTCGACCGCGCCGGGCTTCTTGATCCACGTCGGCTCCTTAGTCTCCTTGTCGGAACCGGGGATGCCGATATACCCGGGCGTCGCCATCAACTGCTGCGCCGACTGCAACGCGGTCAGCCGCGTGTTGATCTTCATCTGCTGCAGGCGTGCAAGCTGATCGAGGTTGGCCTTCTCTGCCTGTGGATTGCTCAATTCATTCTCCGTTTGTTTGTGGGTGACAGCGGGCGAAGGCTTCCCTCGCAGAGGGTGTAGTGGTCGTTGCCGCGCACGACGCCGTAATACGGCAGTCCGTGCTCCGCGCAGACCGTCCCATCGAGCAGCGCCTTCACCTGCACGACGGGTCCGTAGGTGGCTTGCTTCTCCTCGACGACTTCGAGGTGCTGGTCGAAAGTGTACTTATGCTGCGGATGGTCCGTCACGGCTCTCGTGCTCCTGATCCATGGTTTTGTTCAGCCTGTAGATGCCGCGCTGCAGGTGATACATCGACTGCCCTGCATCCGAGATGCTCGACGCAAAGTACTCCTCGCCGTCTTCTGTGAACCCGACGATCACCACTTCGGAGAGGCCCACGTTGTGCGCGCCGGCGAGCACCGCCACCGGGTCGATATCGAGCGACGTCACGACGTCGATCTGGGCAACGTTGGCGTGAGCGGCGCACGGCATGGGGGCGAAGCAGACGTCGCAACGCGACGGCGGTCCCCCTGCGTCCTCGTCGCTACCAGCTTCGTCGTCGGCGACGCCGGCGCTCTTGTCCACTGCCGCCTGTGGATTGATCGAGTTGATCTCTTCGGAGGAGAGAGGCTTGTGGACGTCCATCATCATGAAACGGACCGCGTTAAGCTTCGTCGTTGTCATAGTTGCCGATCTCCGGGAGGATGGCGTCATCGAGCGCCGTCGCGATGCTAGCTTTTACGTCGACCAGCATCAACTCGACCGGGCCCAATAACTCCGGTGGTAGCGACTTCGTCACGTCGATGATGTTGTCGCACAGGGCGATCTGCTCCTGACACGCGGCGCGCATCGTGTCGTTGACGCTGTTCCCGTCCTTGTCGTGAAAGACGAACCCGTCGTCGATCATCTTTATGTTGTCGAGATGGAGCTGTCTGATCTCGCGCGCCGCGTTGATCGCGGGGTGCTCAGCGGTGCCCATGGGCATTCTCCTTGTGGGTGTTTCACACATAAGTGCACCCTCCCCGTGTGTGTGTCAACGAGAAGGGTGCATGTTTCACAATAAAGTGATCACTTTCTCATGCCGGCGAGATTTGCGCGCCGTCGATGGGCTGCGGCTCCGGGGCCGCCGGGGCCGGCTGCAGCGCCGTCTCGACGTACTCCGGATACGGCCCATAGGTCACGAACACCTCGACGTAGGGTCCCTGCGCGTCGGCAAGCTCGAGTGAGCGCTGCTTCAGCATGATCAGCTTGTAGCCGCAGATCGCCTCTTGGTCCGCGCGCACGGCCGCCTCCGCGGTCACCATGCTGGTCTCGCGCGGCCGGTAGACGAACTGCGTTTCGACCTCAGCGCCCAGCTTCCTAAGTTCCCGGTCCTTCTGATTATCGTCCAAAATTCTGCTCCTTCCAGCCGGGCTGCACCGCCAGCTCCGGACTGGCATCGCCAATCCGGGGAGCGGGGGCCGCGTTCATGTTTCGGGGGTCAAGTGGCGGTTTGGTCTCGCGCCGCGGCACGAAGCCGACGTAGAGCGTGTAGTGCTCGACGCCCGCCCCGTCGAATGCCATCTCGGTGCGGGAGCCGTACGGCTGGAGCTCAGGCTGATCGCGCGCCATCTGGCCATAGATTTCGTTCAGCATGAGCATCGGCATGTCGGGGTTGCCCGACCCCACCCACGAGCGCTGGGCTTCCGTGTATCCGACTAGGCGGACGGCCAGCATTACTTGGTTCCGACGAACTTTTCGGCGATCCAGTCCTTGTAGGTGAACCCTACCCAGACGCCGGCGGCGAACGATGCGAGCATAGCGATGACGGTCATGTTGTGGTCCTATCGTTGAACGGGCCTATCGCTTACCATCCACGGGGCTCGGCGTCGAGCTCTGTGTCTTGCTGATCTCGCTGTCGCTGGTGTGCGAGTTCGGATTGGTCGGATGGTGCGCGACGTGCGGGATCATCGTCCCAGTCGCCCTCTCGAGTTGGGCCTGCAGCGCCTCGGTTTTGGCCGCCTGCCCCTTCTGGTAGGGCATCCAGTCCCAGTACGCCTCACCGCGGGCGAGCTTCACGCAGTCCTTGTGCTTGACGCCCTCGACCATGCGCAGTCCGTCATGGAGGAAGACTGCCAGATGTTTGATCGTATAGCGGTTCGCTTCCGCCACCGCGACGAGGCCGGCAAACGGCTCCACGTGTTCCGGATCGTGGAATAGTACAATTCTACCTACGGTTGGATATGCGGCTTTATCAATCATGGGTGGTGTTCTCCTTTGGGGTGGG